AGAAAGCTGACGGAGAAAAAACTGATAAGCAACAAGACAACACTCAAGCAGTTGAAGAGTATTCTGAAGGAGTTAAGAAAAGAATAGCTAAACTTACAAAGAAAATGCGTGAAGCTGAAAGACAAAAAGAAGAAGCTTTACGTTACGCTCAAAGTGTTAAACAAGAAAGAGATCAGTTTCAAACACAAGCTACATCTTTAGATAAAAATTATGTCACTGAGATGGAAGGAAGAATTTCTTCTTCTATTGCAGCAGCTCAAGCAAAACTTGCAGCAGCTAGACAGAATGAAGATTCTAAATCTGAAGTAGAAGCTTTAACTCAAATATCTCAATTAGGTTATGAACAAGGTAAATTAGCAGAATTAAAAACTCAACATCAAGTTCAAGAAACTGCGGCTAAAGAACAACCTGTTCAAACACCAGTACAACAACCAGTACAACAACCTGCCAGAGATCCAAAAGCGGAAGCCTGGGCAGAAAAAAATGAGTGGTTTGGCAAGGATAATGCCATGACTTACACAGCATTCGATCTACATAGGAAACTTACTGAAGAAGAAGGTATGGATCCTCAGTCTGACGAATATTATGAGGAAGTTGATAAAAGAATAAGACTTGAATTTCCCCACAAATTTGATAGACCAGTAGAAGAAAAACAGACTACTAAACCTACACAAAACGTTGCCTCTGCAACGCGTAGTACAAAGAGTGGTCGCAAACAAGTGAGACTCACATCTTCTCAAGTCGCAATAGCGAGAAAATTAGGTGTGCCACTAGAAGAGTATGCGAAACAACTTATAAACACGAAGGAGGTATAGGCATATGACAAACAATAAACCAACTCGTGCGAGTCAAACTAAAAGTGATTCTACAAAAGTACAATCACAAGCTAAAATGGTTGCGCCAAAAGCAAAACCAAAAGTTTGGTCTCCACCATCGTATTTAGATACGCCCAACGCGCCAGACGGATTCAGACACAGATGGGTCAGAATAGAAGTCTTGGGATTTGTTGACACGAAAAACATACAAGGACGCTTAAGGTCCGGGTATGAGTTAGTAAGGGCAGACGAATATCCTCAAGAGGACTTTCCAGCAATCACCGACGGCAAATACGCAGGGGTTATCGGACACGGCGGCCTAGTGCTGACTAGGGTACCAGAAGAGATCGCAAGGTCAAGACAAGAGTATTTTGCTAAACAAGCAAAAGATCAACAGACCGCAATCGACAACGATCTTATGAAGGAACAGCATAGGGGAATGCCTATCGACATCGATATGCAAACTCGTACAACCTTCGGTGGCAAGAAAAGTTAAAAATTTTAACGTATCGAACCGTCGAGTAAATTAAACCGAACTGGAGGCCCTTCGGGGCAGGTTCATAAGGAGAAAATAATATGGCTAATGCTTCAACAACTGGGTTTGGTTTCAGACCCATAAAAAAAGTTGGTCAGAATTATAACAACGACGGTCTTAGTGAATGGAACGTAGCAGCTTCTTCAGCTTTAATTTCGCACGGAGCAATGGTGCAATTAACAGCTGATGGTGTAGTGCTATCTTCTGGTAACACAGATGCTAATAATCTGGGTGTACTAAACGGCGTTTTTTATACTGACGCAACTACAAACAAACCAACATGGTCTAACTATTCGCCTGCAAGTAATACTGCAACGGATATTACGGCTTTAATAACTGACGATCCAAAGCAAATGTACGAAATTATGTCTGCCGACACATCTTATAACAATAATGAGACGGGTGGGTGTGCTGATCAAGTTTTTGCTAATGGTACTTCACCGTTGTATGTTTCGAGATCTAAAATCTCAGCAACTACAAGTGCATCGATCGCTCAACTAAAAATAATAGGTGTTTCAAGAGATCCTGATCATTCTGATATAACTGCTGAGGGCTTTGCTCTTAGAGTTATGATTAATGAGCATATCTTAGGAAACAACGTAGCAGGTATATAAGGAGATAAATTATGGCTATATCACGAAATCAACTAGTAAAAGAACTAGAGCCAGGATTGAATGCTTTATTCGGCCTGGAATACAAACAGTATGAAAATCAGTCAGCTGAAATTTATACTACTGAGTCATCTGACAGAGCTTTTGAAGAAGAAGTAATGTTAAGTGGATTCGCTCAAGCACAAGTAAAACCAGAAGGTTCAGGTGTTACATACGATAACGCTCAAGAAACTTTCACAGCTAGATACACTAACGAAACAATTGCGTTAGCGTTTGCTATCACTGAGGAAGCTATTGAAGATAATTTGTATGACAGACTTGCTTCTAGATATACAAAAGCTTTAGCAAGATCTATGGCTCAAACTAAACAAGTTAAAGCAGTTAACCCACTAAATAATGGAATGCCTGGCGGTAGTTTCACTTCTGGTGATGGTGTAACTCTTTTCAACACAGCTCACCCAACGCTTGCTGGATCATTCCAGAATACGTTGACAACTGCTGCTGACTTAAACGAAACTTCATTAGAGCAATCAATGATTGACATTGCTGCACTTACTGATGAAAGAGGTTTAAAGATTGCTGCAAAAGCTGTTAAGATGATCATCCCATCTGCACTACAATTCACAGCTGAAAGACTTATGGCTTCTACTGGTAGAGTTGGAACTGCTGATAATGATATCAACGCAATTAAATCTATGGGGATGATTCCTCAAGGATACTCTGTTAATAACTTTTTAACAGACACTGATGCGTTTTTCATTACTACAGACGTGCCAAATGGTATGAAACATTTCGAAAGAACTCCTCTATCTACTAAGATGGAAGGTGACTTCGATACTGGTAATGTTAGATACAAAGCTAGAGAAAGATACGTATTTGGTGTATCTGACCCTAGAGGTATCTTTGGTTCTCCAGGAGCTTAATACTTAATTTTTTGTGGCGGGACATAGTCTCGCCACAATTAGCATATAGAAAGACAAAACCATGAAAAAATTCCTAATAAACATATACGCTTATGACTATCACGGTAGATTTGAAGTAGAATCTAATGATGACGCCATTTCTTTAGAGCAATCAATAGTTGACAAGCTAGGAGAAAATAGTATAGTTTGGGAAAAATCGGGAATGTTTAGCAACTTTCCTTATCGAATAACTTATGAAGAGGTTATAAATGATACAAGACCTATACAAAGCAAAAAGGTCCTTGGAGTTGAAGTGGGAACAGGAGCATCTGTCTAATAACAGATATACTCTTGAAATGGTCAGAATTGATGACAAAGTTAAAGAAGTCATTACTAAGATCAAGCTTGAAGAAGCTAGAATTGCTCACTTACAGAACAACATAGAAAGTTCTGCTCCACAAGTTTCTGTAGCTACTTAGAATAAAAGCTACATCGCTGAAATCGCACTTTTACTTAAGGCTCTCTTGCACTCTACTAAAAAATAACATATAATATTTATACTATACATTTAATAAATAATGAATGCTGACGCGTATAGTCGACAACCCTAGGGACAGTATTCAGATATCTAGGAGGATATTAATATGGCAAACACAACATTTACAGGACCAGTAAGATCGGAAAACGGTTTTCAGTCTATAGTAAAAAACGCAACAACTGGTGTAATTACACCTAACTACTTAAACGTAAAATTTGATTTTGTTGGTATGACTCACGCTGCAGTTTCTGCAGGTGCTGGAGTTGCTCTACCTGCAGACCAAGTTAGCACGGTAAACTTTACAGGCGCAGCAGCTTGTTCAATGGTTTTACCTGCAGCTACATCTGGAACAAGAGTAGCTTATGTTCAAAGAGTAGACACTACTGGTGGAACAAACACTTTAACTTTTGATGCATTAGGAACTGATGCATGGGTTACAGGAACTCTAATTGAAACTAGAGCAGCTGACAATGTTTCTTATGATACATCAACAGCAGGCGAAGGTTCTTTAGTTTTTACTGCAGCTAACGCAACTACAAACTTCTTTACAATAGGATCTATTGTGTACTTTTCTTGCACAGAAGATGGTTTATGGCATGTTGGCTTAGACTCATCTAAAGACCCTTTAGCTGTTAAAGGTGCGTTTGCATTTGCAGCGTAATAAATAATTAGTGTGGGGCTTCGGCCCCACATATTAATTTTAAGGAGAAACAAATGTCGTTTAAAAATGATATACAAGCAACTAGATCCGCAGCAGCAGCTGGCGCAGCAGCTATTATAGCGCCACCAGTAAGATTAAGAGGTATAATTATTGCTTCTGATGGTAATGGCGCAGGTGTTTTAGAACTTACAACAACATCAAATTCAGGAACAACTTTACTTTTTGCAGATGTTCCAACAGGTGATGTAATTAATTTTAATTTTCCTGAAGATGGAATTTTATTTCCAAAAGGAATTTTTTGTAAAACTAAAACAAATGTTACTGCTTACACTTTATTGACAGACAAATATTCTGGTCCTAATTTAACAGCAGGATAGGAGGTCTAAGTGGCTAACGTAACCTCGGGTTCTTATGTTTTTGATAAGAACCTCGGAATAGATGAGATTATTGAAGATGCATATGAACGTATTGGTATGCAGGGTGTTTCTGGTTATCAATTAAAAACTGCGAAACGATCTTTAAATATCTTATTTTCTGAATGGGGGAATAGAGGGTTACAGTTTTGGGAAGTTAAAAACCAAAATGTAGCTTTAGTAAACGGTCAAGCAGTCTATACTTTTTATAGATCCCCGACCGATGGTACTTCAAGCGGTATTAGTACAACTCTGTCTGCAGGAATAAATGCTGCAGTTACCACAATCGGTGTTGCTTCTGTTACAGGAATGCCTACGACCGGTGGTATAGTTCTTATTGGTACTGAACAAATTACTTATTCTGGAATTTCTTCATTAAATTTAACAGGGTGTGTTAGAGGTGTTAACGGTAGCACAGCAGCTACTCACAGCACTGGTGATACAGTTGTTCAATTTCCAAATGGAATGACAGATATTCAAGAAGCTAGTTATAGAGTTGCATCAACTAATGTTGATACACCACTAACAAAAATTAGCAGATCACAGTATCAAGCATTTTCTAATAAAACAGATTTAGGTTTACCTACACAATATTGGGTACAAAGATTTATAGATAAAACAACTATGACTTTATATTTAACTCCAGGTAGTTCACAAGCTGGAAACTTTATAAATTTTTATTATACAAAAAGAATCGATGATGTAGGTGCTTACACGAATGCAACTGATGTACCTTATAGATTTGTACCATGTATGATTTCAGGGTTGGCATATTACTTAGCTGTAAAATATGCACCACAAAGAGTACAAGAATTAAAACTATTATATGAAGATGAATTGTTAAGAGCAGAAGATGAAGATGGTTCTTCTAACTCTACATATATATCTCCTAAAATTTACTATCCAGGTATTGGTTAATGACTACTTTTTCACAAGGTAAATATGCTTTAGCAATCTCAGATAGATCCGGTATGGCTTTTCCATACAACGAAATGGTTAGAGAATGGAATGGTGCCCTGGTTCATATTTCAGAGTACGAACCTAAACAACCACAATTAGAACCTAAACCAACAAGTGCAGATCCACAAGCTTTACAAAGAGCAAGACCGGCAAGAACAGAATTTCCAACAGAAGATTTTTTACCAGATAATCCTTTTCAACTTAGTTCTACTGATCTCGTTCCTACACAAACAGCACTTAGTGTTAATGCACCTAATAGTGATTTAGTGAATGGAGATCACGTTAGATTTAGAAATGTTAAAACTCCTTTATTTAAAGCTGACGGATCTGTTTATTACAAGGTGGTAGAGTTAGAATTAGCAACAACGTTAACTAATGCAATAAATGCAACTGATACAACAATTACTTTAGATGATATGCCGACTGTTACTACGTTAGGTGATACATGGCCTTCTTCAGGTTTTATGATGATTGAAAAAGTTTTAACAGCTGACGATACTACTAATCCTCTTCTTGTCGGAACGTATCAAAACGAAGTAATTGAATATACTGGAGGAAGCAGAAGTGATAATATTTTTAATGTGGTTTCAAGAGGTACTTCAGCTCCTTACAGAGGAGTTAGTCCTGAAAAAACAACAGCAAGTTCTCATCCGATAGGAGCTAAAGTATATGGTTCTAGACCTGTTACAATGGTACAAACCACTTCTGTTAATGACGCTCATACAACTGTTACAGAAGAAAATAGTTATTTAATTCCAGCTCTTGCCGTAGGTATGAATTTTGTAGCTGGCACATATTTAGCAGGTGGTGGTTTGCAGTGTACATACGGCCCAATAAATGATAGAGGTTAATTATGTCAGGAGTTAAAAAATACGATTACAGCACATTAACTGCAGCAATAAGAAGTTATACTGAAGTAGATGACAGTGTTTTTACACAAGCAATCATTGATGAATTTATAATGGGAGCTGAATTTAGAATCTATCAAGAACTTCCTATGGACTCTGCTAGATTTGTTCAAGAAGGTACATTAGCTGCTGATGATAATACAATTAATTCACCAGCTGGAGCCTTATTTATAAGAGGTGTTGAAGTATTTAATTCTACGGCTAACACAGAAGGTAATGGAACATGGTTAGAGAAAAAAGACCAAACATATTTATCAGAATATGTAGATAGATTAACAGGACCGGAAGGAGACCGTACAGCGCAAGATGTAACAGGTTTTCCTAAATATTATGCAATGTTTGGTGGTGCAGATAATACTACAGATACTTCATCAGGAGGAATGTATCTAGCTCCTACACCTGACGCTAATTACAAATTTAGAATATACTACAACAAAATGCCAAATGGACTTGGATCCGGCACTGGTTTTAACAACAATACTTATTTAAGTACATATTTCCCACAAGGCCTATTATATGCATGTTTAGTCGAAGCTTACGGATTTTTAAAAGGCCCGACTGATATGTTGACATACTATGAAAATAGATATAAAAATGCAATACAACAGTTTGCAGGTATGCAACTTGGAAGACGAAGACGAGACGATTACACTGACGGAACAGTTAGAATACAAGTCAAGTCGCCGTCTCCGTAAATAGGAGTAAAATATTATGGCAATAACATCGGCAGTATGTAACAGTTTTAAAACAGAAGTTTTACAAGCTCTACATAATTTTACAGCATCGTCTGGAAACAGTTTTAAACTAGCTTTATACACAAGTTCAGCAACTTTAAATAAATCAACAACAGCTTATACAACATCAAACGAAATTACTAACTCATCAGGATCTGCTTACACAGCTGGTGGAAAAGCACTTACAAGTGTAACTCCTGCTTTATCTACAGACACAGCTTGTTGTGACTTTGCAGATATTAGTTTTACTTCTGCTTCATTTACAGCTAATGGTTGTTTAATATATAACGATACAAACGCTGATAGAGCAGTTTGTGCAATCGCATTTGGTGGAGACAAAACTGTATCAAGTGGGACTTTTACAATTCAATTTCCAACAGCAGACGCAAGTAACGCAATCCTTCGTATAGCATAAGGAGGACTTCCTTATGGCATCAACCTGGGGTAATAATACTTGGGGATCCAACGAATGGGGTGACGATAATATTACCGTTACTTTATCAGGACAATCAACAACATCATCAGTAGGTTCTTTAGAAGCTTTTAATGAAGAAGGTTGGGGCCGACAAGAATGGGGTAATTCTGGTTGGGGTGTAGAGTATGCGGTACAATTATCAGGACAGTCAACAACTACATCAGTTGGTTCTATTACTACAGAAATCGCAGTTCCATTAACAGGTTTATCAACTACATCAAGCCTTGGCACACCTACTTTAGATCTATTAACACTTGTAACTCCAACAGGTCAACAAGCACAAACTCAACTTGGCGATTTTGATAATGCTGGAACATTAGTTGGTTGGGGTAGAAACGGTTGGGGTGAAGAACCTTATGGAGATTCATTTAATAAACTTGTCCAACTATCAGGATTAACTGCATTAAGTTCTAGTGTTGGATCATTAACAGTTGTACCAGAAGAACTTATAGACATAACAGGGGTAAGTGCAACATCTAGTGTTGGTAGTTTAACAAATATTATAGATTGTGTGGTTGTACCAACAGGAGTAAGTGCAACATCTAGTGTAGGAGAAATTTCTCCAACAGAAATGTCTATAGGTTTAACTGGTCAATCTGCAACAGCAGCAGTTGGTGGAATAATTCTTGATGCAATTGAAATAGGTTTAGTAGGAGTAGAAGCCACATCTAGTGTAGGTTCTATTACACCAGCAGATTCTGTAGGATTAACAGGTCAAGCTGCGACTTCTACGGTAGGTTCTTTAACTCTAGAAATAGGAGTACCTTTAACTGGTGTATCAGCTACAGCGGCAGTTGGTACAATAACTCCAGAAGATGTTGTAGGATTAACTGGAGTAGAGGCAATTTCTAGTGTAGGAAATGTTGCTCCATTAGGATATGGAGATGTTGATATTATCGGAAATACAAGTTATAGTAATGTTAATAAAACAAATAGCGCGAGTTATTCCGATGTTGACGTAGCAGGAAATACATCGTATACAGACGTAACGCACGTGGCTTAGGAGAAAAAAATTATGGCTTCAACTTACACACCTCTTGGTGTTGAACTAATGGCAACTGGTGAAAACGCCGGTACTTGGGGAACAAAAACAAATACTAATTTAAGTCTTTTTGAACAGATAACTGGTGGTTATAAAGTTCAAACTTTAAACGCTGCAGGTTCAGGAGCTAATACAACGGCTTTAGCTGTATCAGATGGGTCAACAGGTGCAACTCTTGCAACAAGAGTTATAGTTTTAGGAGCAGAATCTGCTCAAGCAATTACAGGAAATAAAGTTGTAACAATTCCTTTAGATGTAGAAAACACTTATTTTATTTTAAACAATACAAGTGGTGCATACACCGTACAATTTAAATACGTATCAGGTTCAGGTGATACTGTAACTTGGGCAACAACTGATAAAGGTTGGAAAATTCTTTCAGCAACTGCTAACGATGGTACAAATCCAGACATTAAAGAAGTAGTTCTCGGTGGATTGCCAGGTGGATCAAACACACAAGTTCAATTTAATAGTTCAGGATCATTTGCAGGAGATGCTGATTTAATTTGGACAGCAGGAACTGCATTAACAATTAATTCGCAGAAAGAGCTAAGATTAGCAGATAGTGACGATAGTGCATACATAGGTCAGAAGTCGGCTGCAACAGTTAGTGGGTCTTATACTTTAACATGGCCCGCAGCGGTAGCTGGAGGAAACGGTTACGTTTTAAAATCAACAACAGGTGGAGTATTGTCTTGGGAAGAACTAGAAGCAGGTGGAACCTCATGGCAAGCAGTTAAAACAGGAAACTATACAGCGTCAGCTGGTGAAGGTGTATTTTGTAATACAACAAGTGGATCGTTTACTTTAACTCTACCATCATCACCAACGATCGGAGATGAAGTTTCGTTTATAGACTATGCGGGTACTTTTGATTCTAACGCTCTAACTATTGGAAGAAATAGTTCAAAAATTAATGGAGCAGAAGCAGATCTTACAGTTTCAGTAGAAAGAGCCGCAAACACATTAGTCTTTACAGACTCTACTCAAGGTTGGTTGTTAAAGGCTAAATAATTATGGCTACC